ATATCTGTGTTCCCTTTATACCAAAAACGCTGGCAACTACAAGTATCCATAAATTTGTAAACCATTTTGGCAGATTCGAGAAATGCTCAAAAAAGATGTTTATCTTCTCCATAGCGCCCGGATCGTTCGACCAAACCCCATATGCGAGCACAATTATGGGCAACGTTAATATCGCCAAAACTATCTCGTCCTTATAATCGTTATCTCGGGATTCTAAAAGCTTACCCTGGTAAGTTTCCTCACCTCGAGCCATTTTTTCTGCATGCATTAATTGTGCATCAGACATAGCCATCTTAGTTCTTTGTCTATTGGAATAAATTTTAGCGCCAGCTTGTAGAGCTATTCTTGCTAAACCAAACCAGGCCATATTAGTACCAGGTTGCTTTAACGGGTTTTCTAGTTTTTGTACCTTTAACGGTTACTGTTTGAGATTCATGAATATCAGGTGGTGTAATTTCTTTAGCTTCAGAATAACCACTTTTAGTATTCCAGGGATCCTTAGTAATCTTTGGTTCTTTTACAAAGTTAGAACCTATTTGCCAATCTTTAGACATTATTTTGCAACTCCCATTCCTTTGTTACCTTTGATAATACCGCCGCCTTTGTATCCTTTGTTAAGTTCAGATACGACTCTTTTCTTTTCAGCTCTACGGTTTCTGTTAGATTTTTCAGCATCAATTCTACCCACTTCTTCTAAAAGATTTTCTCTTCCAGTGTTGTAGCCTTTGGCAGCTTTAATACGACCACCTTTTTTATAACCTTTGTTAGAATTAGGATACGTTGCCGCTCTGCCTGTTCCTCTAAGTTCTGATCCTGGCATTATTTATCCATCGTTCCGACAGCCGAATAAGCTCTTTTACCTGCAGCTTTTTCAGCGCCTTTAGATTCATCTCTTCGAGCTTTAAAGCTTTGAGTCTTTGTAGACTCTGCGCCACGTCTTGCGCCTAAAGATTCATCAAGTCTGTCATCATAACCTTGTTTCTTGCTTCCCTTTGAATAAGGGAAACGTACATTATAAGGTCTTGTTCCGAAATCGTTTCTCATAATTTGTACTCCTATACGTTTTTTAACCTAAATAAATTAGAAAGTCCACCTGTATTATAACCTGCAGGAACTCTTCCTCCCCCTGCAGCCATAGCCGTAGGACCCATTAAATACTTTTGTCTAAAAGCAGCTAGATAAGCATTTCGTTTAGCGTTCTCTACTTTTTCTTGTATTTGACGAGCTTCATAAGAAGCTAGTTCCATTTTCTTTTGATTTACATCTTCAATATTTTCAATTTTGATACTGGTTTCCTCTGTTCCTCCATTATCTCTAAGATGTTCAGGTTTCTTACCAATTTCTAGTTCCACAGATAAAGCTATTTTTTCAGGATGCCCGGCAGGAAGAGAATTATAAAGATCCATCTTCTTCCTACGTTCAGCGCTAAAGTTTAATGCCTGATCTTTTACCCCCTTAATTATACCATCTGTGGTAATATTTTCATTTATCAACCCTATCTTCTTTCCAAAAGAAATAGTGTTATCTATTTTTTTATACAAAGAATTTAATTGGGCTACCGTTTGAACAGCTTTAGGAGCTTGAAGTCCTAATAAGGGACCCACTCCAGTATATAAAGCAGCCAAATTACCGATAGTTTTCCAAATATTTCCTTTTTCTACCTGTGTCTGGCTCTCTCTAATTTGTTTATTAAACTGATCCTTCCAGACCAAAGCTTGTTCTTTGTCTCGTCTGTTTGCATTGGGATCATTTATAATCTCGTTTACTTTTTTTAAATCTTCATTCAACCAACCTTCTTCCCAATCTCCTCCATGAGGATCAGGTCCATCCCCTCCACTATCACTTGTTGGGGTTGTAGTTCTTGTATTAGATGTTTCAAAGCCAGGTTGTCTATCTGAAGGTGGTGGTGAATAATCTCTACCACTTCCCATTGATGTTGCTCCTCCACCTGGAGGTCCTGATGGGCCGCCATGATCGGAGCTAGTTGTTTCTCCTTTAGTTCCTCCTGCTGAAGGTGGATTATCCCACGGTGGATAAGCAGGGATACCTTCTGGTGTCATAACTTTTCTTCCACCTAAATTTTGTAATGTTTGAGCTTCGCCCGGTGTAATATAAGATAATTGATGAGGTTTCCCCTCAATAATTTTTCCTCCTTCAGCCAAACCATAGATACCGGCTTGATGAGCAGGGATTAAACCTCCTTGATTTTTAGGAAGATAGTATTCTGGAAGACTATTGAGCTGTGCATTTAATCCAGCGACTCCACCCAATCCATATTTTGCTTCCCATCGGTTAGCAATGTCAGGAAGGTTGGCATGCATGTAACGTCTTTGTTTTTCAGATTGGAAAGGCATTATCTTCTTGGTCCTTTCAGCGTTTTAACATCCTTTCGTTTCATAACATCAGAACGCATTTTCGCTCGGTTGGACATCGCTTGTTTTTCTAAAGAGGTATCCGCTCTTAAATGAGCGAGCTCTTCATTTTGTTCCATCTTCTCTTCTTGAACATTTTGATTCATCATCGCCTTCATACGATCAAGCGCAATTCTGTTTTCATCTTCTTGCATTTTTCTTTGATTGTCTTGCGCCTTTAGATCGAGTTCTCTCGCTCTTAATTTAGCAATTGGATCATGATCAAATTGAGAAGTAATTTTCTTTTCTTCGACTAGGAATTCTTCCATCATCTCTGCAATCAACTGAGCCTTACGTGCTTCAATTTGTAACTGAAGATTCTGAGCTTCCGCTTGAATTCTTGGATCGGGTTGAGCCTGAGGATTCTGAGTCATCATTTGCTGAATCTGTTGAACCTTTTGAATCTTGTCTCTAAATTCCATTTCCACTTGTTCTTGAGCCATCATCGAAATGTGCTCGAAGACATTCTTTTCTAAAGCCGCAATGACCATGGGATTGTTTCGTGCCATGTTCGTTGCCATAAAAGCTATGTGAGCAGTAACGTGAGCTCTGTGATCCTGGCCACTAAAGGCTTGAAAAGGTTTTCCACCAATCGCATCTATATGTTCAATCGCCGGATTCTTAGGAGCCGGTGGAGGTGGAGGGGGTAAAATCTGATCGATATTCTTGACACCAATCGCTGTGTACATATCTCGATAGGCTTCATAAAGATTATGCATCTGTGGATTAGATTGAGCCAGTTGTAATTCTGTTTGCGCTGTTGCAATTCGTTGAGTCTGAGAAAAAATGTTGGGATCGGCAACCGGCATAATATCAATCTTGTCATCAAAGTCAGCTTGTTTAATTTCTTTTTGATCTCCAATCACATCATACGGATAGACTGGAGGCAAGTACGTAGCAAACACGTTCGACAATAAAGAAAACTCTTGTTTTAAAGCCGCATAGAGTCTTTTGTGAATGGCACTCATCACTCGTGATCCTCTTTCTAAAAGAGCCACAGTCGTACCCACAGCAGCCTGTTGATTACCATCACCCACTTGCATATCGGCAATTGAAGCAAAACGTTGTCCCGCTTGAACCACAATCGTCATCAATTGTAATAACGTTTGAGACGGTTCTTTATACGGCAGTGGCATAAACGCATCTTTAATGTTACCGCCGGGAGCGTCGACATCGCGCCACTCCCCAGGCTGTAACGAGACAGCATCGTTTTGAACACGAATGCCTCTCTGTTTAAACCCGGCAGGTAAGTTGGAGAGCGTACCTGCATCTAATAATTGACGGAGAGCAGACGTTGCCGTTCTGCTGAGTCCACCAATCATATGAATGAGTCCAAAACCATAGAATCCAAGACCTGGCAGAAATCGAAAATGCACAAAGTATTGAATCTTATTTTTCAATGGATCATCGAGTTTAAAATTTCTTCGAATGGATAAAACTTTTCGCGTAGAATTTTCTATGGTAACAATATAAGGAACCTTAATGCCGGTCGGTTGACCATCCTGACCCACGTCTTCAAAGCCTTCCAGATCCAGATTCACATGACATTCGATCAGGGTGAAAATCTTTTCATTCCAACCTTTACGAATGCCTTCAAGCTCTCGTTCTTTTTTCTTGAGTTCGCTCTCTTCGTTATAGGGAACCTGTAGATCGATGTTACGATAGAATCCTGAGACCTGTTGTTTTTTTAAATCGTTCTCGGTTGTTTTAATAACATGACAAATGGCTTCCGCATCCTCTAATGAGGTAGCGGAATACGGAACCACTAAGTCATCCGCTTGAACAAACTTTGATACCGCTCGTCCAAGTAAATCGTCATAGTATACCTTCTTGAAGGTCGAGCCTGCAAGGGGTAAATAGAATAACATCTGATCAAACTCGGAGTCGTACTCTTTCATGACATTACAAATCTGGTAGTTCATGAAATCCTTGACTCTGGTCGCTTGATCCTGTTTTTGTCTTGTAATCTTTCCTAAAATCTGTGCCCGTACCGGTCCTCCGGCAGGTAGTAATTCTTTATACGCTTGCGCTTGAAACTGGGTGACCGCTTCGGCCAGGACAGGATGCGTTGCACCTGCTGCGCCTTGAAACGGTTGTGTTCGGTCTTTGTATTGAAAGCCTAAAAGGTCCAATCCTTTCGTGTAGGAATCAGCCCATTGTCTTCTGGATCTACGATACTCATCGTAATTATTCCAAAGTTCTGATCCCACAGGATCTAAAACAGAATCAGGTAAAAGGTCGGCCAAATTGGCGTAATGGTCCTGACCGCCCTCTTGATTAACTGCACCGGGTTCAAAGGTAATTTCTGCAGAACCATCTTCGTTCTTCGTGACTTCGGGTTGAGTTGGCGTGGAAGCCTGAGCTTCAGCCTGAATTTCAAGTTGTTGTTGATGCGACGGTACTTTTAAAGTCTGCTTTACGTTCGGTAAAGACTTATCGATTTCTGCCATTTTTCTTCTCCAATCTTACTGGTTTATCTTGTTTTGATTCTTTAATCAAGGCTCTAGGCTCAGGGCCTTTGACAGGAGGAATCTGGCTCCATTTCACATACTTCATATTCTTAACGAGTGTTTTATTCATACTTGTGTCTGACTAGTTTTTCCCAGTCTGGTTCTTTGTCTTTAGGAATATAAGGCTCGTAGCCTTGTTCCGCTGCTTCCTCATCATCTTTCCCAACAATTGATTGAACTTCAGGTACATAGTGTTTTAAGGTATTCTCAACTCCACGCTGAAGCGTGATTTTCGACATTGCACAGCCAGAACAACTTCCAGATAGTTTTAAAGTAGCCACGCCAGTATCGGGGGCAAAGTCAATAAAACCAATACTACCATTATGTGCCGCAACGGACGGGGCAACTTTCTCTTCCAGCACAGTCTTAATATCCTTAACGATCTCATCTAGATTCCTCATTTGAGTAAACTCGCTATTCCTCCCATGGCAAACATAGGCTCTTCCTTATCAAACTCTTCTTCTTTGACAACCCCTTGTTCTATTAATTCTTTTTGTTCTTCAATGAAAGGTTTACGTCTTTGATAATCTTTATAAGCATCATAAACAGATGCTGCAGCCGTTGCCGGCCATGCGACTTTAGAAGAAATAAACTTTACAAGATTTGGATTTAAACCTCCTCTTGCAACAACATGACTTAAAATTTTTGCTTTCCCCGGAATGTTAGCTTTAGAAAATTGGTCTAACGTCTTCGTTAAACCCCATTCCTTAACTGCCCAATTCCAAAATGCAGCGTGCATCCAAGTGTTAGGGTCGGTTAGCTTGTAATCAGGTAATTTTTTTTCTTTAACTGATTTAATTGTTTCCCCGATTACCTGTTTTGCTTTCCAAAATGGCAATGCAGTCAAAGCTATAGGTTTGGCTAAAATTTTTCCTGCTTTTGTTAGTACTTTTTTTGCTAACTCTCCTGTTTCCTTTGGATGAACAATGGCAGTTCCTAAAGCAATAGCACCCGCACCTTTAGCAACATCTCCCATGACGCTACCTTCTTGTGTCTCGTCGCTAGGCTCTTTCAACGTGTCTGCTTTGACCACTGTGTCTAATAATCCACTTTTGTAAGTTAAATAGCCTGCTCCTATCAATGCAAATGGACTAGATAAAAGTTTCATAGAAACTTTTGAAGCTGGATTTTTAAAAGCCCATTTTAATTTACCAATTAATTGCGGTGCTCTTTTTTGAGCATACTTTAAAAGGGCTTCTTGAGATTTTTTATCGGACAAAATCTTTTTAAAATCATTTGGAACAAATCCTTTTTTTATTTCTGCATCTACTGCTTTGGTTAGTTGTTTTGTTAAAAATTTTTCTTGTTCAGCGGGAGGTAATTTTTCTAAGTCTTTTATTGTAATATTTTCGTTCATGAATTGTGTAAGAGAATATTTTTTCTTTAGTCCTTCAAATGAAGATTCTAAAGTGTTCGGGTCAATAGTCACACCTACCAGTCTTCCACTAGTAGTTTTAACAAGAGCTTTTACTTGTTTATTTATATCAGCCAGCTCTTTTTTTAATAATTCATCAGTTGGATTATCTTTTAACTGCTCAAAAATTTTAAATTGTTTCCTATATAGTCTATCTAATTTTTTTTCCGAAGGTCTTATAATAACTTGATTTATAATTCTAGAATCCATTCCAACGAGATTAGTATCAAACTGTAGACCTAACGCAGCCATATGTCTTTTAGAAACTCTATGACCAAAATCTATTTTTCTTGCCAAATTCTTCTCTTTTAAAATTTTTGTTTTGGCTTCTCTTATTCTTCCTTCTTCAAGCTCAGAACTAGACACGTCTAAATAGCTTTTTCTTTTTTCAAGATATCTTGTCCAAGGCGTTTCTTCAATTTCAAGATATTTAATTTTATGTTTGTTGATTAAATATGGAATAGCTCTTTTTAATTGTTTTTCACTAATAGGATAATTATCTGCAAACCATTCATTCCCATAATCTATTACAGCCTTCATAGGTTGTTTTGCTCTAAGTTTTAAATCTTTTATAAAGTCTGCTTTCATTTCCTTATTTGGAAAAACTACATCGGTAACAGGTTGACCTTTTTTACTTTTAACTGAGATATCCCCCTCTTTCCATTTACGAGCTTTAGTATCCATCGTAATTTCACCAGTATTAATTCTTTTTCTTTGACGATCACTTATGTCTAAAGTTCCATAGACATGCATAGCTATTTTTCTACCTTCTACACTTAAAGGTTTATAGTGAGGACTGTCCAGACCTTTTGGCTTCTCTGATCTTCCTCTCATGTCTGTACTATAATGCGTGACACCCGGTTCTACGATCCCGCCAGGTTTCATGTCGATCCTGTCTTCTATATAAGATTTTATAGGACTTAAGGTTTTGGCGCGAGTAGAAATTTCATTGAGCCCAAAGCGTTCGCCAAGGGTAATCGGTCCGGTTCTATTCCACCACTCGATATAAGCCATTAACGTCTCCTAAAAAGGTTGGATACGCCGCCGGTTGCATAGCCATCGAT